GCCGAGATTTGCGGTGATGCCGAGATTTGCGGTGATGCCAAGATTTGGGGCAATGCCAAGATTTGGGGCAATGCCGAGATTTGGGGCAATGCCAAGATTTGCGGTGATGCCGAGATTTGCGGTGATGCCAAGATTTGCGGTGATGCCAAGATTTGGGGCAATGCCAAGATTTGGGGCAATGCCGAGATTTGGGGCAATGCCAAGATTTGCGGTGATGCCAAGATTTGCGGTGATGCCAAGATTTGCGGTGATGCCAAGATTTGGGGCAATGCCAAGATTTGCGGTGATGCCAAGATTTGGGGCAATGCCAAGATTTGCGGTGATGCCGAGATTTGCGGTGATGCAAACATCTTTTCAACCAAACACATATTCAATGTGACACCTATTGGTTGCAGTGCAAATTCTTTGACAGTGTTCAGAACCAAAAATTGTGAAATTGCAATCTGTTTTGAATGGGATTTGTATTCCGTTGACGGATTCAAAAGTTTGGTGGCAGCATGGGAAAACAAAGAAAAATCAGTTGCATTGATGGCACTTGATGTTGCATTGGTACATATTGACAAAACACCTGCTGAATCTGAATGGAAACCTTGTCCCTTCTGCGGTGGAACTGCTGAACTTGATTCTAATGCAGACATCATTGTTTGTCAGAAATGTGGTTCATGTTCACCCAAAGAAAATTGGAATGAAAGGGTGTGAAATCATGAGCAGTGCAAGAAATCACAGAATCAGAAGTCACAGAAGCTATAAAAACAAGATTGCAATTTTGGGTTCTTTGGAAAAGAAGTCATACATCAAAGGAAGGACATATCACAAAGGCGGTTTCTTTGCTAAACTTTTGAAACTGTTCAGCAAAGGAAAGTGATTGTCATGGTGAATCTTTTCCCACATCAGACCCTTGCACTTGATGAAACCAAAGACTTCAACCGGGTTGGTTACTTCCTTGATATGGGTCTTGGAAAAACTTATGTTGGTTCTGAAAAAATGTATCACCTGAAGAATGGTATCAATTTATTAGTCTGTCAGAAATCCAAGATTGATGATTGGATTGAACACTTCAAAGAACATTATTCAATGCCTGTTTATAATTTGACCGACAAAGACGATTTTGAAAGGTTTTTTGAAATGACAGAACTTGTTCATGGAATAATTGGTGTCATCAATTATGAACTTACATTCAGGCGGTCAGATTTGCTTGATTTAGAGCATTTCACATTGATGCTTGATGAATCATCTATGATAACCAATCCGACTGCAAAAAGGACAAAATTCATCCATGATTTGAAACCTGACAATGTGATTCTTCTTTCCGGAACACCGACAGGTGGCAAATATGAAAAGTTGTGGTCACAGTTGAAATTGCTTGGATGGAATATCAGCAAAGATTTGTTCTACAAACAATATGTCATTCAGGAATGGATTGATGATGGCAGTGGTTTCAAAATCAAGGTCATAACAGGATATAAAAATGTTGACCGCTTGAAAATGAAGTTGAAACAACATGGTTGTATTTTCATGAAAACAGAAGAAGTGTTTGACCTTCCGGAACAGACTTTCATTCCAATAATGGTCAGAAATACAAGGCAGTTCAGACAGTTCATGAAAAACAGTGTGATTCAGTTATCTGATGATATTGAATTGATTGGTGATACCAAATTGACCAAAAGAATGTATGCAAGACAGTTGTGTGGTCAATATAGCACTGCAAAACTTGAAGCATTTCAAAGTCTTGTTGAAAGCACTGATGACCGCCTGATTGTATTTTACAACTTCAATGAAGAACTGTTCAAAATGAAGGAAATTGTGGAATCCCTTGAAAAACCAATTTCCATTGTAAATGGTTCAATCAGAGATTTGGAAGCATACGAAAATCAAAGTGATTCAGTGACTTTTGTTCAATATCAAGCAGGTGCAAAAGGTTTGAATTTGCAGAAGGCAAACAAAATTGTATATTTTACACTTCCACAAAGTTCAGAAGATTATGAACAGAGCAAGAAAAGGATTCACAGAATTGGTCAAGACAACAAATGTTTTTATTATCTTCTGATGGTGAAAAACAGTGTGGAAGAAGATATTTTGGAAACATTGAAAAATAGAAAGGACTATGATGATGAATTATTCAAAAAATACGAAGAAAAAGTCTGACATCTTGTTCAGAAGGGTTGCCATTTCATGGCTTGTTGTGTTCGTGCTTGGGGTGGTGTTTGGTACAATTATCAGTGCATTATGCATTCCAAAGGATGATGTTTCTGTATCAAAGCATGAATTGATGGTTGCAGAAGCATCAGAGCCGGAAACCATCAGTCTTGGTGAATACAAACTGACTGCATATTGTGCTTGTAAAAAATGTTGTGGAAAAACTGATGGAATTACTGCATCAGGGGTCAAAGCAACAGAAGGAATCACAATTGCTGCTGACACCACTGTTCTTCCATTTGGAACAGAAGTCATCATTGATGGTCATACATACATTGTTCAAGACCGGGGCGGTGCTATTAAAGGAAACAGAATTGATGTGTATTTTGATGACCACAGTGAAGCACTTGATTTTGGTGTTCAGTATAAAGAAATTTATGTGAAAGAAGGTGAACTATTATGATTAAATGCAAAAACAGTTGTCCTTTGGAAAAGTTTGATGGATGTTGTGTTCAATGTGCTGACAGGGAATGTTGCAGTGAAGTGTGTGAACAGGCAGTCAACTATGCAAAATGCGAAGATGCTATTTTTGATGAAGAAAATGCACTTGCAACTTTCCAAAGTCAGCAACTTGCAGTCCTTCAACAGATTGCAACAGTTGTCAACATGAAGAAACAGTGTGAAGAACAGGAAAAAGAACTGAAAGATAAACTGAAACAGGCAATGGAAAAGTATGGTGTGAAGAAATTCACTTCTGATGTTCTTGACATCACCTATGTTGCAGAAACCACATCAACTTCCATTGACAGTGCAAAGTTGAGGAAACTTCATCCGGAAATTGCAGAAGAATGTTCAAAGGTTTCAAAAAAATCATCCTACATCAAGGTTGAAGTGAAAGGGGTGAAGAAGGTATGACACAAAATGTTTTGATTACAATTATCATCTGCATCACAATCATCATTGTGTGTGTTGGTGGAAAAGGAAAGAAGTGATGGCAGATGGCAGCAGAAAAGAACTTTGAAGGAAGGGTCAAAAAATGGCTTGAATCCAAAGGTGTGTATGCACTTGGAACGCCTAAACAGAAAATGACAGTTTCCCCATGCGGATATTATGAAAAAAGATGGGGCGGTGGATATTCCAAAAAGGGTTTGCCTGATATGCACATTGTTGTGAATGCAATCAGTCTTGATGTTGAATTGAAGGCATCAAATGGAAAGCCTTCTGAACTGCAAAAACACAATGTCAAGCAGATAAACAATTCAGAAAGTATTGCAATGATTCTTTATCCGGAAGGGTTTGAACAGTTCAAATTGATTGTGGAAGGGGTGATGGAATGCAGTGGTCACATAGCAAAGTTGAATCATTTGAAAAGTGTCCATACAAGTTCAAAATGCGATATATTGACGGAATAACAACAAATCCCCCAATTGAAGCAGATAATGCACTTGTGATTGGAACTGCACTTCACACAGGAATTGAAAAAGATGTGAAAACTGCAATCAATGAATATTTCATGTCATACCCCATCATTGATGATTCCCATGTGAATGAAGCAATCAAATTGGAAAATCTTATTCCAAAGGCAAAAGCGGTGTTGCCTTCCGGTGAATATGAAGTTGAAATCAAAGATGATGATTTTCACGGATTTATTGACCTTCTAACACCTGCAACAGTGTTTGAAAGGGGTGTTGAACTTCCAAATGTTTATGACATCTATGATTTCAAATATTCAAACAATGTGAATCATTACAAGGATTCAAGACAATTGCACTTATACAAGTATTTCTTTGAAAAGTGCAATCCCGGAAAGAAAATCCGCAATCTGTATTTCTTATTTGTTCCCAAAGTGAACATCAAACAGAAAAAGACAGAAGATTTGCAAGAATTCAGAAACCGCATCAGGTCTGAACTTGCAAAAGTTGATGTCAAAGTTGAACAGATTGAATTTGACCACAACAAAGTCATTGATTGGTTGTTGCAGGTCAAGAAAATCAATGAAAAAGCAGATTTTGAACAAAATCAAGGTTGGTTTTGTAGATACTGCGAATTTGAAGAATTTTGTATGAAAGGTTGGAACTATTTTATGAATTTACCGAAAAATGAAAGAAGAAACATTGAAAAGGTTGAAAAAAGGGTTATGTGGATTTATGGTGTCCCCTTCTGCGGAAAGACCACATTTGCAAATGGATTTCCGGACCCTTTGATGCTGAACACAGATGGAAACATCAAATTTGTTGATGCACCATACATCAGAATTAAAGATGAAATCAAGGTGGAAGGTCGCATGACCAAAAAGACCCTTGCATGGCAAATTTTCAAAGATGTCATTGAAGAACTTGAAAAGAAGGACAACACCTTCAAAACCATCATTGTTGACCTTGTGGAAGATTTATATGAATATTGCAGATTATTCATGTATGACCAAATGGGAATCAAGCACGAATCTGATGATTCCTTCAAGGCATGGGATATGGTCAGGGGCGAATTCCTGAATACACTGAAAAGATTGATGGCACTTGATTATGAAAATATTATTTTGATTTCTCATGAAGATACTTCCAAGGACATCACAAAAAAGGGCGGTGACA